AGGGTATAATATAGACATAGGGAAGGAGGTGAAGCCGTTGAAGAAGTTAAGGAAGATAATAAAAAAGTGGCTACCGTTAATAACCGCACTTATCCAACTAGCAATCGCGATAAAACAGTTATTAAATCAGTAACCACAGGGGCTCGAAAGAGCCCCAATCTTCCTAACTATTATACCAATGGCAGACATATGATTTCAAGACTAACTTTAATAATTAGTATTATTGCCTTTATATTATCTGTCTATAATTTATTAGTAATATTAGGAGTACTATAATGAAACTAGATGATGTAATGACAACGCAAGAGGCGGCAGAACGGTGGACTGTTACTGCTGATGCATTGAAACAGAATTGTAGAGGACGTGTAAAGAATGGATTTAAAGAAGGCGAATTTAGAAAGTCTGGGAAAATGTGGCTTGTAACAAGGCAAGGAATGGAAAGGCTATATGGTAAAGAGGGCGCTAATTCATAACAAAACAAATATTCTAATAACATGATCTGATGTGGGGCTTTTTACATAGGGGCATAAAAAATAACGTTTGCCCCTTATTTGCCCCTTTTAAAAATGTAGAGTTTAAATAATGCAGTAGTGGTGCGGAGTATTTAGGATAAACCCTCAATCCGCACCATTTCTACAAGCTAATTAACAGATTGTAACGAATTGTAACAAACGATAACGGACATAGAAGTTATATAGCTATTTGGAAAGGGAAGGAGTAACAAATCGTAACGCATTGTAACGATAATTTGCCCCTTTTCTGCCCCTTAAAAAAAATAAATATTTGCCCCTTTTATATGAGGGTTGAAAAAAGCCACTGCACATGATGCGGTGGCTCATTTTTTATTTATTTGCAAGTACTTTACCCATATTAGTAATTGCTGCATTAACTTCTTGCTTCATTTCATCTGTTACATGAGTATATATAGCAAGTGTAGTACGTGGCTCATTGTGGCCAACACGTTCCATAATTGCTTTTAAAGGAACATTGGACTCTGCAAGAATAGAAATATGAGTATGTCTAAAGGTGTGAGTGCTTACTGGTTTTGGGAAACCAAGTTTTTTTATAGTTCTATTTACATAGTGTAGATCATATGGCAAGCCACCGTCTGTTACAAATATATATCCTAGGTCAACAAACTTTGACTTCCATAAGCGCCTTGCTTGATTTGCAGTAATAAAATGATTGATGATTTGTACTGCCCTAGCATCTAGCTTTACTTTACGGATAGAATGAACATTCTTTGGGGGTAAACGCATAGATGCATCTGCAAAGCTACCACGATTAGACAAAGTAGCGTTTATATCTATTTCAGAATTTGCAACATCATAGTCTTGAGTGCGAAGGGCAACCATTTCACCAAACCTAAGACCAGTTAAAGATTGAAATTCACATAAGAGGGACACATGATGATTAATTTTATCTAATTGTGTAAGCAAATCTTTTAGTTCGTCTTTAGTTAGGAATTTAGAACGCTGCTTTTTAACATGATCTACATTAGCCACAGGCTTTTGTAGTTCAATATTATCTAAGAATGAAATATCACGAATATACTCCATGCGCCTTGCATACTTCAATGATTGCCTAATAAGACTAAGAGCAAGCTTAGTATAGTTATATGAATATTGGCAAGCGAATTTATCAAAGGTACTTTGGATAATATAAGGGGATAACTTAGACAATAATATATCCGTAGGGAACCATTTAATAACTTGCTTATGTAAATTATCCATACTATATTGAGTAGATGATTTTCTAAACGCACGCTTTGACTCTAAATATTCAGATATAACATCATTCAATGTCATATCCTTGGCAATATCTGTATTAGTGGCAAAGTCAATTTTCTTTTGTAATTCAGCCTGTGCAAGCTTGTATGCTTGCCTACTGTTAGAAGTATAAGTAACGGATACTCTTTTTGTTTTACCACTATATACATCAGTATAGCGTTCTTGAAATTTATATTTAGTAATACCAGCTTTAGTGGTTATAGTTTCAACCCACATTAAAAAATACCTCCTAGGCTAAAAATGGTATAAGAAATAAGCCTTAGAGGTATGGTATAATAATGGTGGAGTAAAAATGAAATACCTCTAAGGTATGTAGTTTTTAATGGCCCTCACTGCGGTGGGGGCTTATTTTTTTTGTCATTATTTAGATAATCGATTAAAAGGATAGTCTGTTAATAGAATATCTTTTAATTGATCACGTGCATCATTGAAGTCGCTATCATGCAAAGATAGATATTCCTTTTTGCCAAACTCACCACGAGAATATAAAAACTCTTTGAATTTAGTAAGCGTAGATTGCAATGTATCAATTTTCTTCTTAATTTTTGTAATATCAGATTGGTCACTAATATCATTCAATATATCATCAATCTTATCATTATATGCATCTACTTTATTTAGATAGCCTTCAGTATCAAAATAAGATTGTTTTGTATTTGATGATGAAAGAGAAATAGTAGGCTCATTTATCATATTTAACAACTCAAACAGCTGTTCAGCAGTAAGCATATATGGCTCATAGTCTACATGTTCTGAAATAGTATTAGAAATATCTATTTGTAATGCATCAATAGTAATCGGATTAAGTCGAATTTCTGGCTTAGGTGTAAAAGAACTTAGCACTGATTTTAAAAATGAAAACATAATAATTCCCCCTAATAATTAAATATAGTGATGATAAAATTCTATATTCTCTAATAAATCATCAGTAAGTTCTTTGCGCCTTACCATATGTTCAATTAAATTAACATGATGATCTATATGAAAATCGTCATTAATGATATGCAGCAATTCATGCTTTACTTCATTACGCATATCTTCAAAAGACATATTTTTGCGAATATAAATATTGTGTACACCTTCATCTTCCCCAACAGATGACACAGCCTTAACATTAGGAATATCACACTCAATAATATTAACAATCACTCTCTAACATCCCCCATTATAAGTTTATTTGTGTTTAAGTTTGAGTAATTCTATATATTCTACAGCTTTTTCCATATCCTCCTTAGAAATACCACGTGATGCGGAGAATAACATACGCATTTCTGGACGAGTGCGAAGCATTTCCGCATATTCTGCAGTTTCTGCATCTAAATAATAATCTTCTGTTTGAGTAGAGTGAGAAGTTGTAGATGCTTTATGCGACTCTTGCCAGCCCATTAGATATGCAGGGGTAGTATTTAATGCTTTGGCCAAAGGTTCAAGAACATCAATTGGCATATTTTCAATATCACCATTTTCATATATATATATAGTAGCTCTATTTTTATTTAACAATTTAGCTAGTGCATCTGCAGTATAACCTAGTTCTAATCTACGTTGTTTAATACGTTCTCCAATTCTCATGTGATAACCTCACTTTCTCCTTTGTTTACATAATACAATACAATTCGCAAAAATGCAACAAATATTTTTAAACAATCTATAAAATCGCACAAAATGAGAAAAATGTTGTTGACATGCATTTTTTTATGGGGTAATATCTAGATAAAGGAAGTCGCATATAAGCGACAAATAAGAAAAGGGGGAATAGATATGGTGAATATCAGAAAGCTGAAAGCTAAATTAGTGGAAAAAGATATTTCCATTATTGAGTTAGCAAATGTACTTGGGATTGATAAATCTACAGTATATAGAAAGCTCAATAAGTCTGGGGAAAACTTCACAGTAAAAGATGTTGAAAAAATTTCTAAGGCGCTATCTTTAACATATGATGATATTAATTCTATTTTTTTTACTGATATAGTCGCATAATATGCGACAAATAAAAAAGGATGTGTAGTAATGGAAAGTGTTCAACCAAAGTATGTTCCTATTAGCACACTAGCTAAGATATGGGGGCGTAGCAAAATGTATATCTATAGAAGAATAGATATGATCCGCAATGAAGGTAGATTTAATGAAATCTGTATGCAACTAGGACCACAACAAACGCTGGTGCATGTAGAAAAATTTGAAGCATGGATGAAAGGACAGCACATGAAGTGGTTAAAGGGGGCATAGATGATGAACATTATAAATCTAATTACAACCGTGCAATGGTGCTTGGGGATATTGGGGTTAGGACTATATGGAGGAATTGAGCAAGCAGAAGGCTTGCAAATATTAATCAATATAGTATTAACAATAACAACTGGCATCACAATTTGGATGTTAGGCAGGGTTAAGGAGGTGATAAAACATGAAAGACAAAAAAGAAAAAGCACTAGATCTACTAAAAACATATTTAATGTTTGATGATGAAGAAATGCAAGTTTTAAGGGAACGAATTACATCAATTAGCGTAAGCAATAAAAGCACAAGTTTAGATTTTACTATTCTTGCTAATAGATGCGCTATTTTTGTTAAGCGAAAAACAGGGGAATATGTATTACGCATAACAGGTAAAGGCCCAATTAAAGAGTACAAGGTACATCTTGCATTAACGGCAAGAGAAATATTTCTTGATGCGGTGATGAATAATGAGTAAACACTGCAGCATATGTGATGAGTGCAATAAAAAAAGCCATGCCTACATACACTGTAGACAGGCTAAAGGAATTATATGTATGGAACATTGCGATGCATGCCAATATTTAGAGATTGAACAAGGTGACATGCATTGCAATTATCCTAGGCAAAAAGAAAAGGCCACTAATTAAAGTAGCCTAATCAAGCACGTAATTACGCACCAAACCTAACGTAATTATATCACACATGGGCATGAAAGACTAGAGAAAAGCTTGTTTCAAGGCTTTTCTTATTAACTAGATATAAAGTATTAACAAATCAACCATGGGGTAATTACGATGAGGAAGCGTAAAAAAGTCATATCTAAAAACATGATAGAGGTACTTGATTATCACACATCAAGAACCTATAGGAAGAATGGCAAGCGTGTAAAAAAGAAAAACATCACACCAGAAGCCGTGAAAAAGCAAAATGAAAAACAAGCGGAAGCAATGCTGCGTATGTTGATTGATAATAACTTCACTACAAATGATTGTTATATCACATTAACTTACAAAGAACAGCCTGCTACATGGGAAGATGCAAAGAAAGACATTCAGAATTTTATAAGACGGCTCAAACGTAGATATAAAAAACTGGATAAAGAATTGAAATACATTTACATAGCGGAGGGGAAAACAAGAATACATTTCCACATGATCATCAATAATGCAGAACTATATTCGGATGAACTGAATGAACTTTGGCCACATGGCATGCATAAGTTGATGCTATATCAAGGAAGAGCCGAAGATGCAGTAAGATTGGCGAGCTACTTTGTGAAAGAAAAAAGGAGTGCTTGCTATTCAGATAAAGAAGATGCATTTAAGCGCAGGTGGAATAGTAGCAAAAATTTAGAAAAGCCAAAAGTAAAAACAGAAATATTGAAGCCAAGCGAATGGAGAGATTACATCCAACCGCCAAAAGGCTATTACGTGGAAACAGATAGTGTAGTTGAGTCTGTATCTGATGAAGGTTATCCTTATAGATTTTACAGATTGATAAGAATTGAGGAGGTAAAACATGGCACTACTAGGGATAGGCATTGTGATAGGGGCAATGCTAGGAGTAACAATAATGGCATTATGCGTAATTAGTAAAGAATGTGAAAAATGGGAGGAAGAATTAAATGATAAACGTAAATGAGGTATTTTTAAGCGGTAATGTAGTAGCGGATGCAGAACTACGATACACAAAAACAGGAAAGCCAGTACTTACATTTAGAATGGCAACAAATAAATATGTGAATGAGCAACAGAGTACACAATATCACAACATTGTATGCTGGGTTGATGCGGAAAAATACAGTGGATTAAAGAAAGGTGATTTTGTATCAGTAAATGGTGAGCTAAGAACTAGATCATATGAAAAAGACGGAGGGAAAAGATACATTACAGAGATTGTGGCCAAAGTCCTTACATATGGCTTGAAAGAGAATGAAAGTAAACCAAGCAATTTTGAAAATGGGTTTGTAGACGATGATGAACCTATTCCATTCTAGGAGGAAGTAAATGCGAAGAGGTAGACCAAGAAAGATATGTAGCCACTCATTTGGACCAGCAAAAAGCGGTGCGCTATGGGTAAAAGCATCATGCCCCAAAGGGAAAACATCAATTAAAGTATTCAAAGGCAAAACAGCAGGCACTTTACATTGGCTGAAAAAAGAAGAATGTGAAGATTGCCCTGCATATAGTCCTACAAAGATTTATGCAAAATAGGAGGGCAACATGCAAAACACAAGCATGGCAGGTGTTCCGATGAATTGCATAAATTGGTTGGCACTAGGTGCGGTAGTGTACGGTGCAATGGATAAGCGAAATGCATTAAAAGTATTGGGATTAAAGGAACAAATAAATGCAGATGTGTTACAGCCATTGATTGACAGAGGACTAAGCCAAAGGAAAATAGCAGAAGAATTAGAAGTAAGTCAAAGCTTAATTAGAAATATTTGTAAAAAATTAGGAATTAAAACAAAACGAGGTAGAAAACAATGAAAAAAGTAATGTTAGCAGTAATGGTATTAAGCGCAGTAGTTAATGGTGCATATGCAAGTGATCTAGTTGTAGGACCTACAGAGCCAAATACAACGCAACCAACAGTAACAGGCTATAACAGTGCCGCACTTGGAGTGAATACAACAGTAAGCGGTACAAGCACAATTGTATTAGGAAGAAACAATAATGTAGTAGGTGATAACAATGTAATCATTGGGGCAAATAATGGCACTATCAATGCTGGTCAAAGTACATTCATTGGCTATAACAATACAAGCGTAGATAATAGCCAAGAGCAAACAGTGATTGGTGCGAATAGTAAAGTAGGTGGCCAAGGTGCAATGGCACTAGGCACTCATGCAGTAGTAACATCAATTGATGCGGTAGGCATTGGCAATAATATTGTAGCGGATAAGCCAAATAGCGTTGCACTAGGAACGAATAGTGTAACAGACAATGCAGTTAATCAATTGCAAGCAATGGTAAACAATACAACATATGTATTTGCAGGTACAGATGCAACATCAGTAGTAAGCGTAGGCAGTAAACAACGTGCAGGCTTTGGCGGAGTAAAAAACTATGTTCGCCAAGTACAGAATGTTGCAGCAGGCAGAGTGGATGCATCTTCCACTGATGCAGTAAATGGTTCACAGCTACATGCTGCATATGATGCCATTAATACAATGGGTGCAGATATTGATAAAGCACTAGATGCCCAACAACAATTCAATACTGCAGTACATAACACACTAGCAAATCATAAGGATGCAATTAAAAATAACACACAACGTATTGCACAACATGATGCGGACATTGCAAATAATAAAAATGCTATCAAGGCTAATGATCGTGTATTGAAAAATCATGAAGAGCGCATTGATAAGCTAGAACATCAAGCAAGCAACACATTAACAAATTTAAAAGCAGACATTAAGCAATTGGACGGACGAATTAATAAAGTGGGTGCAAGTGCAGCTGCATTAGCTGGACTACATCCAATGGAATTTAACAAAGATGATAAATTTAGCACATCTGTAGCATATGGTCACTATAAAAATGCCAATGCAGTGGCATTAGGTGCATACTACAGACCAAATGAAAAAGTATTACTTGGCATTGCAGGTACATTTGGCAGTGAAAACATGTACAACGTAAGCGCATCTTTCAAATTTGGTAAACATAGTGAATATGAACCACAAGCGAAACGTGACGGAGAAATTGAAGCTATGAAAGCACAAATTGCAGAATTAACAGCAAGACTTGATGCGGTAAACAAATAAAATAGGTGGGCGGTATATCCGCCCTTACCTAAAACTAGGGGGCGAAGTTATGAACCATGTAACAACACTATTTAACAGTAATGAGTTTGGGGAACTAAGAACTATCATTATTGAAAATGAAGTGTACTTTGTGGCCAAGAGCGTAGCAACTGCACTTGGATATAAAGATACTGCAGATGCAATCAGAAAACATATTGATGAAGAAGATAAGCTGCGTTGGCAAATTGCCGACACAGGCCAAAAGAGGGAAACATATTTAATCAATGAGTCTGGGTTATATTCCTTGATATTGAAATCAAAGATGCCAAGTGCGAAGAAATTTAAACGCTGGGTAACTAGTGAAGTGCTTCCACAAATTAGAAAAACAGGGAGCTATGATCCACATATCCCAAAGACACTACCAGAAGCATTGAGATTATACGCAGACGAAGTAGAAGCACATAACCAATCAAAGGCTATCATTGAGCAACAGAAACAACAAATAGCGGAATATGAGCCAAAGGTTGACTACGTAGATAAAATTTTAAGCTCACAAAATGCAATGACTGTAACACAGATTGCCTATGACTATGGATTAAGTGCGATTGCATTAAACAAGATACTCCATGAAGCACACATTCAACGTAGCGTAAATGGTCAATGGATTCTGTACAGTGATCTAATGCATAAGGGGTACACAAAGACTAAGACACATACATATATGACTACTGATGGGAGATTAGAGTGCAAAGTATCAACACGATGGACACAAAAAGGTAGACTGATGATACATGAACTCCTAAAGAAACGTGGGATTAATGCCATATGTGAGGAGGTAGCATGAAGCCATTAGTATATAAAGGCCTAAGAAAGAACTTAAACAGGTCAGAATGGGTAAGCAGTGATGAAATAAAGCAAAGCTACTCACAAATAAGATTACTATCAGTAGAAAATGATACATATGCATGGGTACCTATTGAGGACGGAACACTATGTAGAGGAAGCGAAGCAAAAGACAATACAGGGCAAAGAATATACGAAAAGGACCATATAGAGTTTGATTGTAAATCAATACAAGATACACCAATGGTAGGGGAAGTATATTACAGCGTTGATAAATACCAATGGAGATGTAAGGCAATTAACCAGCAGGACACAACACAACATGATGCGGTATTAGATTTTGACTTAGCATTTGTATTGAATAATGGGAAAGTAAAAGTAATAGGCAATAGATTAGAGGGATATGAGCATGAATGACAGATACAGAAATGTATGTAAAGCACTTGATCATATTGTAAAGTGCCGAACAAAAGAAGCAAAACTAGTATTTATACCATACTGGGGTTATGTGTTTACTCCGTCAGAGGAACTACTAAAAGCAAGAATAAGAAGAAACCTATGTAAGGAAAGTAAAGCATTTTACCAAAGGGTAAGGAGTTATTATGAAACCACCATGCAGGGAGTGCCAATTTAGAGAAGTAGGGTGTCACAGTAAATGTGAAAGCTATATTCAATGGAGAGCGCAGCTAGATAAATATAACGAGCAAAAGAACATACAGAATGATGCGTGTAAATACATTAGAGATAATGTAAGAACCATTAGACACAGAATGAGAAAGCTAAAAGGATATAGCTGTACTGTGAGGGACTAATAAATGAAGTTAGATTTATGGGTAAGGCTAAATATAACAATGGCTGATGATAATAAAGTAAGTGGATGGACACAGATATATGGAAAATATGAATTAGCTATGTACAAGAAACCTTTTAAATCGTTAAAGTCAATTGTTAATGATCACATAGAGAAAATGAACTGGCTAACTATTTGTAATAGGTGGGGTGAAACAAACCAAGTTATAGAAGTGAATACGAGTAAGATAAAGAAATATGTCATAAAAGAGTGCGTACAGCCATATGATACTGAAGAAGAATACTATGCAATTAAAGAATGGTATAGAAACTATATGAGGGGAAGAACATTCTTAGAAAATAATGGATAATAAAAAAATTTTAGATGCATGCTGTGGTTCAAGAATGTTCTGGTTTAACAAAGAAAATAAAAATACTGTTTACATGGATAATAGGACGGAAGAAACAACGCTATGTGACGGAAGAAAATTAATTATTAAACCAGACATAATAGCGGATTTTAGAAAAATGCCATATAAAGATGAAACATTTCACCTTGTTATATTTGACCCACCACATTTATTAAGAGCAGGGGAAGAGTCATATTTGAAGTTGAAGTATGGACGATTAACAGCAGACTGGAAAGAGGACATAAAGAAAGGCTTAGCCGAATGTTGGAGGGTGCTTAAAACAAATGGAACAATGATATTCAAATGGAATGAAGAACAAATAACATTGCCAAAGGTAAAAAGGCTATTACCATGTGAGCCAATTATTGGGCAACGCAGAGGGAAAACAATATGGCTAGTGTTTTTTAAACAATAAGGAGGAGCAATGCAAAGAAAGTGTCATAGATGTGATAGGTTATATACACCTACAGACCATAGCACATGGTGTCCAGATTGTAGAGCAGGAAAACCAGTAGAGCCTAGAAAGACAAAGGAACAAATAGAGCTAGAGCGCCTTGAACGATTAGAGAAAGCATTTAAATACACAAGATACTGTGTACAGTGCGGAAAGAAATTTTATACTAACAAACAAAATAGAGTACTTTGTGGTGATTGGATATGCGAAGATAAGCAACGATTTGAGCAACGAAAAGAAAACTACAAGAAAGGAAAACAAAAATGAGGATACTAAGCATTGGGTTTGGGGATAAAAAGAAAGTAAAGTATGAGAAAGCAAATAATGCTGGTATTACTGAAACATATCAATTAAGCACGGAGGACGATTTCAGACCAGAGATATTAGAACCATATGTAAATGCAAGAGCATTAGTATTTGAAGTGTTTAAAGTATTTAAGCTATTTGAAGAAGAGTGGATGAAGATTAAATCCATTAGCTTTAAATGGCATAAAGAAATGCATAGAGTTATTACAGAAGTAAAATATGTGCTTTTAATTACTAACAAAAAAGGTGATGAATGTACAATTAGCACTTCATGGCTTCAAGTAGAAGAGGAAACACAAGATAAATTAATTCCATTGGTAGAAGAAATAGAAATGTTTGTAAGAGGTGCAAGAGCGCAGGGGAAACTATGGGAAGAAGAACTGGAAGCTGATGCGGTTGACGGTGAAACATTTCACATCAATGATCTAGTACAAGAAGGGAAAGAGAATGATTAAAAACCAATTAATTTATATAGCGCATCCATTTGGTGGAGATAAAGCTAATAAGTATTCCATTGATACAATTATGGAAAACTTAGTAATGCTAGATAAGAACAACACATATCTATCACCTCTTCATAATTTCAGCATGCTGTACTTTGATACACAGTATTCAAAAGGCTTAAAAATATGTTTAGACATGTTAAATAAATGTGATGCATTAGTATTATGTGGTGAATGGGAAACATCTAAAGGATGTATTGGGGAATGGTCATTTGCAATAGCTAAAGGGATGCCGATATATACATGGAAAGAATGGACCGATAAATTAAAGGAACAGGGAGATAATAGCCGATGACAGGAAGGGAATATTTAAATCAGATACGTGATACTGATTTGAATATCAAATGTAAGGAAAGAGAAGTGTTAAGGCTGCAACAAGATATAATGTATCTGCAAGCACTAGACTATAGCAAAGACATTGTAAGCGGAGGGCAACCAATCACATTTGAAGATAAGATAGCAAATATTGATGCACTATCAAATGAACTAATGAGGGAGTGGAACGGCTACCTAAGAGAAAGGGAAAGAGCAAGATTTCTTATTAACGCAATATATAGTGCCAAGCAAAAGGCGGTACTGATTGATAGATACATTAATTGTTACACATGGGAAAAGGTAGCAGAATTAATAGGGTGTTCGGTGCAAAACATTCACAATCTGCATAAGCGTGCAATTAGAAATTTTGAAGTAATTTTTAAAAAGGTTGATAGGATTTGACTATCAATTTATGGGATACTATACGTGGGCATGGATGAAGAGAACACTTTCAACAAGCCTCCTAGAAAAACTACACACTATTAAGGACTACATCATACACAGGTCGCACAACACAGTATGATGCGGTCCTTTTTAGTTTATAAGGGGTATTTGATGAAGCATAAAAGAATTACATCCAAGAAAACGATACAAGAAGTTCGCAAGCCATATTGTGAAATATGCGGACAAAGAACGAATATAGAACCGCATCATATTAATACACGTGGCAGTGGTGGTGGAGATATTAAGGAGAACTTAATACAACTCTGTACACAATGCCATATAAATACACACAGTGGACAATATCCAACTAAAGATGATTGCTTAAATAAAGTAGCAGAGCGTGAAGGTATTACATATGATGAAGCCTATGTAATAAATCGTAGAGCAATGGGATATGATGTATGACTAGAATATGTTGCAACAGGGATAGATGCCTTAATAATAAATATGGCATCTGTACTGCAGACACAATTGAATATGAGGGAATATGTCAAAGCTACATAACACAGAATGATGCAAGAAAAACTAATTGCGGATTATGTAGAAGGACACATGGGAAATTAAAGCGTAATAGCAATACGGTATTAAAGTAGAGGTGATGCAATGCTAAAAGCATGTAGCTATTGTGGAGGAATACATGAAGGAGAATGTCCAAATAAGCCAAAGCGCAACTACAAGCAGGAGAATGCAAATGCATCTGATAGCAGAAGGAAAGAACGGAAGTTCAGAAGCAGTGTTGAATGGCAAGACTGCAGAAGAGATATATTAGATCGTGATAAACATCTATGTAGATTATGCTTGCACGAAGATAATTATATTAGTGTAGGGCAACGCTTAGATGTACATCACATTGAACCATTACACGAAGCATGGAAGAAGCGTACGGATGAAAAGAACTTGATTACATTATGCAAGATGCATCACTACAAAGCAGACCATGGAGAATACAAGAGGGAGTACTTGAAAAAAATAATTAGCACCCCCCCTACCATAAAATAATTTTTTTGCGAAAAAGTCCAAGACCGTACTGCTCACCACAATTTACACAATTTTCCCTAATGGGACATGCGTGCGCACGTGAATATATATTTATTTATATAGGGACTATACAAGGATGCTGCAAGGCAGAGGAAAGGAGGTGGACACATGAGAAAAGCTGTATCAGCAAGGACTACAAAGAAGCACTTAACAAAGGCAGAAAAAGAAAAACGTATTGCTGTAGAAAATGCGTTTATTGATGATGCGGAAATAGAACCGCCAAGCTACCTAACTAAAACACAATTAGAAGCATTTCACTTTATTGTTGATGCATTAAGGCAGGCGAAGGTATTAAGCAGATTAGATACACAAACGATTATTCAAGCGAGCGTGGCTATTGATATGTTACACACTGCAAATAAGCGTGTGGCCAAAAGGCCAACACTTGCAATTGACAGAGAATTTGTAGCAACACAAGAAAAGCTGGTGAGGACATATTTAAAATTATGTGATGAATTGTGTCTATCTCCACAATCTAGGGCAAAGCTTGGAGTACTTGTAGCAAATCAAAAAGAAGAGGAACAAGATCCATTGCTAAACGTGCTGCAAGGGGGTGTATTGAGTGGATAAAAAACATCCTGCATATCGGTACGCAATGGACGTTGCAAAAGGGACAATTAATACACCAAAGTATGTAAAACTACAAGTGAAAGAGTTCCTAAACATTGCAAATAATAAGGATAGACAGTACATTATTGATGATAATAAGGTACGAACTATTGGAGAATTGCTAAAATTATTAATAATGCCTAAAGGATTAAAGGCGAATATCACAGTATATGATGCTATGGCAGGGTTCCAATGGTTCTTTATAACTGCAATATTATGTACAGTTGAACGTAATAATAAAGACAAAAGACGATATGAAAACGCAATACTTGAGATATGCAGAAAGAATGGCAAGACATTTATAATTGCTATTCTTTTTATTTTGCTATTTTTCATGGAGCCTAAGTTTTCAAAGTTCTATTCTGTAGCGCCAGACGGTTCATTATCACGTGAAATCAAAACAGCTATAGAAGAAATATTGCGTAGCAGTCCTGCCATGTTAGGTAAGATGAATGGTAAGGAAAAATTTAAAATGTTACGTGATTATATACATTGCAACATTACGGACAATAGATATATTCCGCTTAACTATTCAACAGGGCGCCTTGACGGTAAATTGCCAAGTGTATTTCTAGTGGATGAAACAGGAGCATTGCCAAATACATATGCAATTGAAGCAATGCGTTCTGGCCAATTAACAATACTAAATAAACTAGGCTTTATAATCTCAACTAAATACCCAACTTTAAATAACCCCTTTGAGGATGAAGTTGACTATGCTAAGCGTGTATTAAATGGTGCAGTAGATGATGATAAAGTATTTGCATTACTATATGAGCCAGACGATACAAAAGGTTGGGCAACCAATGATGAAGTATTAGAGCAAAGCAATCCATTGGCCATTGAAGTAACAGAAATCATGGACGATTTAAAAGCCAAAAGGCAAGTGGCAATTGAAATTGAAAGTAAGCGTGAAAACTTCATTACTAAACATTGCAATATCATTTATAGTGGCGCAGGGAGTGAAAGTTTTGTAAATATTGCGGACTTGCAAAAAGGCGCAGTAGATCATATTGACTGGCAAGGAAGAGAAGTATTTCTTGGTGTGGATTTGGCAATGACTACAGATAATTGCGCTGTATCAATGGTGGCATATGATGAAGATGAGGGGAAAGTATATTTAGATGCAAGGGCATTTATTCCAGAAGATAGAATAGATGAAAAATCTAAGCTTGAACGTATACCATACAGAGATTTTATTAACGCTTTTTACTGTATTGCATGTGGCAACCGTACTGTAGATTATGGCGCAATTGAACGCTTTATTATAGCAATTGAAAGCAAATATGGAGTTACAGTAATGGGGATTGGCTATGATAGATATAATGCACTATCAACTGCACAGAAATTAGAAGATGCAGGCTATACAATGGTAGAAATTAAGCAACATTCTAGTGTATTACATCCTGCTACTAAATGGCTTGCAGAGTTAGTAGCAGAAGGCAATTTAGTATATGAAAAAGGGAATAAGTTACTAGAAATCAATTTTGAAAATTCAAGATGTGTGTATGATACCAATATGAACCGCTATGTAAATAAAAAGAAATCAAGGGGCAAGGTTGATATGGTAGTAGCAGGGATTAATGCTATGTATTTATTACACCAAAACTACATGCTAAATAGCGCATTAGATTGGGTAGTACAGATGTAGAAAGGAGGTGAGAAATTGAGTTGGGTTAAAAGTTTATTTGGATATGAAGTTAGGGAAGAGCAAGTATTAAATGAGAACTCATACATTGATACTGCAGATGATATTGATTTAAACCTTCCAAGCTATGATGCAACTACACGAGTAACAAGGCAACAGGCTTTATCTGTGCCTGCAGTAGCAAGTGCATTATTTCTTATATCTGGGATTATTGCTGGTATTCCTGTACGAATGTATAAACGTGAAGGAAATACAATTGCAGAAATATTAGATGATGAACGGATTAAGTTATTAAACATTGAAACTAATTCTATTCTTGGGGCATATGAAACAAAGCAAGCCATGATTAATGATCTAATTATGGAGGGGGCATGCTACTGTTATATTGGTAAGAATGGAAATTCTGCAGAGTCATTACAGTACTTGCCTAAACATAGAGTAAGCCTATTAGATAATGGGAAACTAATTGATAGACAAATATATTATTTAGTTGACGGAAATTTTTATGATAACTTCAACATTATGAGTGCTGTGAGAAATTGTAGTGACGGAGTTCATGGCCGTGGCTTATTAGATGATAATGCCATGCATATTTCTAGCATGTACAATGCACTTGTATATGAGAATGGGGTAATCAGCAAAGGTGTACGGAAAGGCTTCCTAAAATCGGAAGGAAGATTGACTGTAAAGGCCTTGGAAGCGCTAAAAAAAGCTTGGAGATATATGACTTCTAAGCTTGGAACAAGTGATGTAATAGTACTGAATAAAGGGATTACATTTGAAAGTGCAGATAGCACAGCGGTAGAAAATCAACTTAATGAAAGTAAGCAGACAAATGCGGACTTAATTTATAAAATATTTGGATTTACGGACAAAACTTTTATAGATGAGAAAGCGTTTAATATTTTTGTTAAGACAACGATAATGCCAATAGTAAACTGCTTTATTGAGGCTATTAATAGATCCCTATTGTTAGAAACAGAAAAAGGAAGCTACTATTTTAGCTTGGACATGAACGATTTATTAAAAGCTGATATGTTGACACGCTTCAACGCATACAAAACAGCACTTGAAAGCAATTGGATTAATGTTGATGAAATCCGTAAGCGTGAAGATTTATCACCAATGGGTATTGATTTTGTGAGCATGAATTTAGCGAATGTATTCTATTACCCAAAAACTAAGAAGGTTTACACACCAAATACAGGTGCATTTGGGGATTTGACTACATTAAAAGCAGAGAAAGGAGGTGAGAATAGTGAAAGTTGAAGTACGTAATGGCGCTGCCACTATTGAAGGTTATGTAAATGTAACAGAACGATTGAGTAAGCCAATCCGTGATGTAAGAGGTAATTTTCTTGAAAAAGTAGCACAAGGAGCATTTAATTCTGCATTACAACGGAATAATAATGTAGAATTGCGCTTTAATCACCGCAAAAAATTAGGGGACCAAAAAGACGGTTCGCTTGAATTGCGTGAGGATAGCATAGGATTATACGCAAAAGCAACTGTGACTGATGCGGAAGTTGTAGAACTAGCAGAGAAAAGACAGTTAAAAGGCTGGTCCTTTGGATTTAAGAAGCTAGAAGATGAATGGGAAAAGCAGGAAAATATGCCAGAAATTCGCACATTAAAAGAAATTGATATGAGTGAAGTTAGCATATTGTCTGTTAATCCTGCATATATTGCAACTTCTATTAGTGTACGTTCTGATGCGGAGGAAGATTTGCTAGAATGTAGATCCAATGAAAGCGCAACAGGAAAATTAGAATATGATATTGAAGAACGTAGTAAGTCTGATGATAAGAAAGAAACCAGCAACAAAAAATATCATGACATTTTAAATAAAATGAAAGCTTAGCATCCATTTGTGTGGGTGCTTTTTTATTACAAGAAAAGAGGACAGTGTAATATGAAGAATTTCAAAAAATTGATTGAAAAACGCAATGATTTAGTAATGCAAATGGATAATCTAGTTAAAGTGGCGGACGAAGAAACACGTGCGCTTAATGAAGAAGAAACAACAACATTTGAAGGACTACAAAAAGAAGTAGCAGACATTGATAAAACACTAAAACTTGCACAAGAAGAACGCTCCTTAATGTCTGTATCTGATGATGAAACACCAACTAATACAGATGAAAAAGCAATGGCAATGGCAGAAGAACGTGCATTTGCTAATTTCTTGCGCACAGGTGAAACAACATTCAATGATGTAGAAACACGTTCCGATGTAAATTTATCTAAAGGGGATAATGGCGCAGTAATCCCTACAACAATTGCAGATAGAATTATTGCGACAGTTAAACGTGTAGCGCCAATTCTTGAACTATCTGATTTCTACAATGTAAAAGGTGACTTAACATTTGTAGTAGAAGATGAAGCTACATCTAAAACTACATGCGCATATGTGGGTGAGTTCCAAGAACTAGAAAGCACTACAAATAAATTCAAATCTGTAGTATTGAAAGGTAATGTTGTAGGTGTACTTACAAAAGTATCTAAATCCTTGATTAATAATGCAGGCTTTGACATTGTAAATTATGTAATTACAAAAGTGGCAGAAGCTATTGTTACATTCCTTGACAATGAAATGCTTAATGGTTCCGCTAAAATTCAAGGTTTGTTGCAAGCAAGACAACAAGTAACAGCTGGTGCAGCGGCTGCATTAAGTGCTGATGATCTAATTAATTTGCAATTTGCAATCCCTCAAAATTACCGTGGTAATGGTGTATTCATCATGAACCCAGATACATTTAAAGCATGTGCAAAATTGAAAAATGCACAAGGTGAGTACTTGTTAAATAAAGACATTACAAATGGATTTGGCTATACTTTATTAGGCCGCCCTGTGTTTGAGTCTGACAACATGCCAAAAATTGCAACAAAAGCTAAAGTAGCAGTATATGCAGACCTTAAAGGCTATGCAACTAAAATTAGCGGTGATAGCGCAGAAATCCAAATTTTACAAGAAAAATTTGCTACACAATATGCAGTAGGTGTTGCAGGATATGTTGAAATTGACGGTAAAATTGTTGATGAACAACGTATTGCAGTATTAGCAATGGCATAATAAAGGATACTCTTTATGAAATATAAAGTTGTAGTTGGCTATAGTGGGGTAGTATCTGCCCCACTTGGTAGCATCGTTGAAATTACAGATAAAGAGATTTCCAATGATTTGCTACAAGCAGGATATATTGAACCTGTAAAACAGACGAGAGCCAAAGCAAAAGAAGCTGATGCGGTAGATACAGAGGATTAAATAATGAAAGTTAGTGAACTGACAATAGAAATTGTAGCTAACTATATACGTGTGGAAGTAACCACTGCAAGTAAGCCTATTCTTGATATGGTGCTACCTGCTGCAGTTGAATATTGTGCTACATATACAGGCTTATCAAAAGAAGCACTAGATGAATATGATGATATGGCAATGGCAGTAATGGCATTATGTGGAGAGTTTTATGACAATCGAACATATACCGCAGTAGAAAATGCAATTATTAATCCTACCACGCAAGCTATATTGGATAAGTACTCTATGAATTTAATGGAGGGGTACCAATATGTACAGAAAAGGTAGGCTAAGCACACTTCTGCAGCATGAAGCAGAAATACATGCTAATAGAAAATCTGATGTAATGAACGAACTGGGACAATATCCAATAGTGGATACTGTTTTAGGTAACATGTTTTGTGGGGTAATTCCACAAACAGGTGGACTATTAAGCGGTAGAACAGCTGAAACCACATTAGCTAGAACCACACATAAGATTATTTGCAGATACAGAAATGATATTGAGCCAGATATGTGGCTTATCATTGAAGGTCAAAAGTATAATATCTTATATGTTATGGATCCGTATCTTAATAAAGAACGGTTAGAGATATTTACAGAGGTAGTAATCTAATGAGTGTTGATATTGAAACGGAAGGCCTAAGCGAATTTACGGAAGAATTATTGGAATTAGCAAATAAAGACTTCCCAAAGGATACCAAAAACTTCTTACAACGTGCTGGCAATAAGCTAAAAGCTAATGCCAGAAATAACTATAAAAGAGGTACTACACAAGGCACAAAGAACCTTGTAAAAGGCCTTAAACGTGATAGAGCATATAAATATGGCAAGGATGAGTGGCAAGTCCGTGTAAAAAATACCGCACCTCATGCATGGCTTGTTGAACATGGCCATGTAATGCTTGGACATAAAGCACAAGGGAAACCTAAGCTTATAGTTGGAAATACAGGGGAAGCATTTGTAAGGGGTAAAAATATCATGGGTAAAACGGCCAAGGCATTTCCGTCTGAATATCAATCTATGGCGGAAGAGTTCGTAGATAAAATGCTAGATGAAAAGGGGCTAGGTTGATAGTGGTTACAGCAGTAGACATTGTTAAAGCGCTAACAGTAAGATGCAGGGAACTACTGGGATGTGATGTTAATGATAGGGATATATCAGAGGGATTTGATAGACCTTCATTTTTCATTGAAGTAGTAGATTTTAAAAATGAGGATATAGGGACTATTCTTAGAGGGGACACTTTAAATATCTACATTTATTATTTCAATGAGAAACGTGAAATAGGATACCTAAATTTATTGAAAGCACGTGAAAGCTTGCGTGAATTATTGGCAAATCCTATACAAGTAGTTGAAGGTTATAGCATTACCGCAGATGAAATAGTAGAAACTATTAATAAAGCAGATATGTCCTATATTACTAACTTTGATATTACAATTTATCAAAACAGACCAGAAGAAGAAAAACCATACATGGAAGAGTTGGCAGTCAATGGACAATTACAAAAGTCCACAGAAGATATATAGCATCCACAGTTGTGGGTGCTTTTTTGTTAAGCAGAAAGAGGTAAAACATGGCAATTGGCTTACCAAATATTGATATTGTCTTTATTCAAAAGGCAGTGTCTGCAGTGCTTCGTTCTGAACGTGGCACAGCGGTGATCATTGTTAAGGATGATAAACAAACAACAGCAGGCTATGATGTTTTTAAGTTTGAAGCGGATATTACTGATAAAAAATATAATGCTGAAACTATTAAATTGTTAAAGCGCTGTTTCTATACAAATGTAAATAAAGTAGTGGTATTACATGTACCAACAAAAACAACTGCATTTACAGATATAAAACCAATCTTAGATAGAATTAAATACAACTGGGCATGTACTCCTGTAGCAGAATGGCAAACAGATTTAGTATCTTATACAAAATCTCGTAATGTTATCTCTAAAGGTCGCAAAGTTAAATGTGTAGTTGCTAATGTAGCGGTGGCAGATGATAAACACGTTGTAAATATGAAAGGTAATTTTGTACATGAAGCTGATGCGGAAGCTGGCACTAATGTTAAAATGACTGATTATTTACCACGAATTACATCTATTTTGGCTAACTTGCCAATGAACCGCAGCATTACATACTACGAATTGGAAGATTTAGATTATGTGGATAACTCTTATGTTACTGCAGAAAAAGATGTAAATAAGTGGACTGATGAAGGCTGGTTACTTCTTATCAATGATGATGAAGATAACGTAGTGCGTGTGGGCCGTGGTGTTAATACATTGACTACATTCACATCTACTGATACAGAAGATATGCGTAAAATCATCATTGTTGAAAGTATGGATTTAATTCAAGAGGATTTGTATTCCACGTTTAAGAAATACTACGTGGGTAAATATAAAAACCACTTGGACAATCAATACTTGTTTATTTCTTCTGTAAACGCTTATTTCAAATCCTTAACTAAAGTCGTTAATGGTGAAATTTTAGACCCAGAATACGACAATCATGCGTTTGTTGATGTAGAAAATCAACGTCAAGCATGGTTGAGCGTAGGCAAAACAGAAGCGGAAGATTGGGATGAAGCGAAGGTTAAAGAAATGTCCTTCAAGTCTACTGTATTTATTGCTGCTAAAGTTAAAATTCTTGATGCTATGGAAGATTTGTCCTTCCAAATTACTATGGAATAAGGGGGTAAAGTATGGCAAGTAAAGACATTCATAATCAAATCTTACGTGGCCAATTTGGTAAAGTATGGATTGATGGCGAATTATATGCAAATGTTAAATCTTTTGAAGCTAAAATCTCCCTTAAATATGAAGCGGTAGACATTAACGGCGAAATGGGTGTACATCAACGCTTGGTAGGTTTTGAAGGTGCCGGAACGCTAGTACTCCACAAAATCGATAGCCGTGTAGCACAAAAGATTGCTGGCAAAATCAAAAATGGTAGTGTGCCAGATATCAAAATCGTATCTAAATTAACTGACCCAGATGTAAATGGTGCTGAACGCATCGAACTAACTGGTGTTACTTTAGATGAATTAACACATGGTTTTGAAAACAAAAAGGTACAAGAAGAAAGCTATCCTTTCAAATTTGCTGATTACAACTACTTAGACTTAATTCTTTAATATATAGGCGGTGCTTAATGCATCGCCTTTCCTTTTAATGTGAGGTGGATAATATATGGCTAAATTACAACTAGAAGATTTACTTAATCGCAATATGCAAGAGGGGTTTCAATCTAAAGACGTATATGTTAAAGGGTTAGGTGGTGAATTGACTGTAATTCATCAACCATTACCGACTGTGTTACGCATTATGGATGAAATCAAACAGGATGCTACGTTGTCCACAGTGATGGATGCGATGGTACAACTTATCTATGCATGCGTTCCTTTGTTTAAGAATAAAGAATTACAAGATAAATATGAATGTGCTGAACCTACGGATGTAGTGTATAAAGTGCTAAACGATAGCGTGGAAGATATTACTGCACTAGGTGAAGCCATCTTGGGTATGTATGGTATTTCTAATCCAGTTGAAGATGTAAAAAAGCAATAAGAGCGGACAGGGAACTAACAATGTTCCGCTATTATATGCAAAAAGGCCATACATTATCCTCGTTACTTGCATTAGATCCATTAGAACGCACGTTTTATAGTGCGTGCTTTGAATTGGATATGGAAGATTTAGAAAGGGGCAATAATGGCTAAAAGTATTAACGTATTACTTAGTCTTAAAGACCAATTTACTGCACCTATGAAAAAGGCTGGCGATAGTGCGAAAGACACAGAACGCAAGATGGTAGCCATGAAGAATAAGTTAAGTAATTTTGGTAACGGAATTAATAACAAATTCTTAGGTATTGCTGGTAGCATCGGTAAGATGGGATTAGCAATGTCAGGCTTGGGTGCGTTCGCTAGTGTTGGTGCGATTGTTGATTATGGTAAAAAGGCACTAGAAACGGCAAAAAGTGCAGAGTTATCACAAACATTATTGCGTAATAGCTTGGCTAATAACAATTCCTTGTATGATAAATCGGCACAGTCGCTAGATGCTGCACAAAAGCAATTAAATGAGTATGCATCTAAATGGGGTCAAGTAGGGGTTATCTCTGCTGGTACTATTCGTGCTGGTTATCAAGAGTTAAACAAGTGGAATGTTCCTGTTGATAAGGTGAATGATTTATCAGAAGCCTTAACAAATCTTGTAGCTGGTAAGTTTGGTATTAATGCTACGGCAGAAGATGCACAGTTAGCATCACAAGCAATCGGCAGAGCGTTCAATGGTGATGTAGCTGGCTTGACTAAGATGAAGATACCTTTAACGGAAGCACAAAAGCTAATCATTAAAAATGGTACCGAAGCAGAACGCTTGGCAACTATCAATGAAATAGTTAATGGTACATTCTCTAAACAGAATGAAATACTAGCTAATACACCAGATGGACAACTAAAACGGATGAAGAACCAACAGGCAGCATTAATGGCTACGATTGGTAAAGGTTTATTGCCTATGCAAAAAGCCTTTATTGATATGGTAAGCACCATCATGCCTGTGGTCGCACCTGTAATACAAGACATATTCGGACTATTTAGCGGTGCATTTACATGGATAGCACAGGTGATTACAGAGAATAAGGAAACCATTAAGACAAATCTAACGGAAGGTATGAACGTAGTTAAAAGCGTTCTATCTACTTTAGGTAGTGCTATTAAGTGGTGTGTTGATAATCTTGGGTTCTTAGTACCTGTTCTTAAAGTAGTTGTAGCTGGGTTTGTTGCTTTTAATGTAATATCTAGCATCTTACCTATATTGTTATCTATATTCAGTGGCTTTATGACTGTAGTTAAAGTTGTAAGAGTATTGAATATGCTAATGATTGCAAATCCTATGGTGTTTGCATTATATGCCGTGATTGCTGCTATTGCGTTATTGATCTATAACTGGGATACAGTAAAAGAGGTAGCAATAGGAGTATGGGATGCTATTTCAAGCTATGCGAGTGAATTATGGGATAGCTTAGTAAGTGGATGTACTGAATTTGTAAATGGTGTTATAGAGGTTGTTACACCTATCTATAACCGATTTATGGAAATCATGAGTCCTATACTTGATGGTGTGATGCAAATCTTCAATGGTATTATTGATTTTCTTGTTGGTGTATTTACTGGTAACTGGGATATGGCCTTTAGTGGGTTAGTCCAAATCTTTAATGGTTACTTTAGCATTATCAAATCTATTGCACAGGATGTGCTTGGTTGGGTACAAGATAAGCTGCAATGGGCTGGTGAAAAAATCGATGCTATCAAAGAGGGCGGAGCATGGCTATATAACAATACTATAGGCCGTGTAACTGGTGAACATAACGCAACTGGTACAGAGTACTGGAAAGGTGGAGCGACATATGTCAACGAAAATCAACGTGGCGAAATTATCAATCTACCGAATGGATCACAAGTCATTCCACACGATGAAAGCATGAAGCAATTAGCAAGTAGCCGTGGTAATGTAACAGTCAATGTAACAATACAGGGCAACCTAATAGGTAACGAAGACTTTATGGATGCGTGTGGTAGACACGTTACAGATAAAGTTATGTTAGCTATGGGTAATATGTAGGGGGTGTAATGTGAATTTTCAAGACGGTGCAAAGAAGATAATGCAACAACGCATACAATCTAAACAAGCTGAATTGCAAAAATTAGCAATTACACGTGCTACAAAGTATGCTGACAAACTATCACATGGATTAGTTGGTAAGGTTTTAGACTACTTAGATAAGAAGCCGACTACAGATATTGTATTTCACTCTGAATTGACAGATGAATATATCACATTGCCTGTAGTACCTAACCCTTTACCTACGATTAGTGAACCACAAGCAAACGAAACCTTTAATGGGTTGCGTGGTGATATTAAGCTAATAGGGCCGCTAGGACTTAGAACACTAAGCCTAGACAATATCCTATTGCCGGTTGGAAAAGATTACTCTTTCATTCGTGGTAATGGTACAGACGGCTTGCAATGTTTACAATTCTTTCAAGCACAACGGCAGATGAAAGCCGTGATGCGGATATGCATTATTCAGTCTGATGGCAATGAAATCCTTAATATGCCATGTGTCATTAATGATCTATCATACACGTATGACAAAATTGGCGATATTAAAGCCACAATAGGTATTGAAGAGTATGTATATACTAATACATCAACTACTGCTCAATCTTCGACTGGTGGCGAAAATAAGGGTACTGATAGTAAGGCGGTTAAAAAATGAAGCTACAGTATACAAACACAACCAAAGGTAAAGATGGTAAAGATGTTACTGAAACACGTGAAATTACCGCCTATACAAATAACTATCAAAGGTCAGATGGTATTGATACATTAGGTCAAGAATTTACCTTTGATTTAGCAGATAATCCTTTTGATTTTAATCTTATGGGTACAAGGCTTGCTATTGGCGGTAAGGTAGAATTTAGTAACCAACTAAGCAACAATAACAAGAGTGCTACAACAAAGCTGAACGAACAACAACAGGAGCAAGTAGTATTTCAAGGTATTATAGTAGCTGAAAAGCAGAGTGGTGCTAATAAGTATACCTATACTTGCTTTGACTATTGCTTTTATCTCAACAAATCAGAGATAGAAATTCAATTCAATGGTGTTAGTGGCCTTGAAGCCATCAAGAAGGTGTGTAGTGAAAATAGCGTTCCACTTGGCAATGTGGCTGATATTAAGACTAGTATCAAAAAGATATATCAAGGTGAAACAGTATCTGATGTTATCAAGGATATTATCAAGCAAGCCACGGAAGAAACTGGATATAAATATCGCCTTGAATACAGAGATGGCAAGGTACACGTTGAGGACTACAAGGATTTAGTGCTAGATAAAGTTATCACTCAACCTATCAATAATTACTCAAGAGATTTAAGCATGGAAGATATGCGTAATAGCATCGTAGCCATATCTCAAAAGGAAAAGAGTACATCTGTTAAGTCTACTATTCAAGATGATGAAAGCATCAAGAAATATGGTTTAATCAAGAAGATTGTTAAGGTTGATAATAAGAAACAAGCACAGACTGCTCAAATTGCTAAAAAGACTATTCAAGATACTAATAAGGTAGCTGAAAAGTTAAACCTAACATTATTAGGTGATGATACAGTAAGGAGTGGTCGCATTATTATAATTGATGATTACACAGTAGATATACACGATAAATTCATAGTAGAAAACTGCAAGCATAATTATGGAGTTAATCATACTATGACATTAGATCTAAAGCGTGTAACGAAAGAACTTGATACAAGTAAGTATGCTACAAGTACTACTACAACTGTTACACCTAATGCCACAAATAGTACTGCTAATGCAACGCAAGTTGATGCTGGTATGAACGCACTCAACGGATACGAAAGCGTATATCGTGATAATGGGTGCGTAGATGTAGCGGTTAAGGCTGGCTCATATTACAGTCCATTCTTAAAGCAACAGGCGGATATTGGCACGGCTAATGTAGATACACTAGTTAATAATGCTCAAAGTGCTGGGTATAAGGTAGAAGCCTTTGACGGCTACGCTAAAAAAGGTGATATCTTGGTATATGGTAATAATCAACACGTTATTATCTCTGATGGTGCTGGCGGTGGTTTTGGCAATAGTAGTAGCGAAGGACACGCTAAATTCTATTCAGATGCTAATAACGCATGGCACACAAACGAAGCACCTAGTAAAGTAATTAGAATGTCATAAGGGGGTATATATGGAAGAATGGCACAGCCAGATGGCTTCTATGTTTAAAGATAGAACTAACCCTATACGGATAGGTGCTTGCCTTGGAGAGGTTATCAGTACTTCACCATGGAAGGTAGCTATTAAAGATGGGAAGTTTATGATAGATGCATCTAATGGATATGTATGTTTTCAACTAATTCACCATATCACTACCTACTCTTATAGACATAGTGGAAAAATGACACATAAAGGATGCCCTGCCGGGCCTAAATCTGATTATGATGCACAGGGCGAAGGTAAGATAGTGCTGGATGAATTATGGAAAGCTGGCGATAAAGTGCTTGTTATTCCAGATGAAAACGAGCAACATTTCTTTATCGTTGATATTGTGAAAGAGGGGGTATGATGTTTCCTACAGATTACAACTTCACTAATTCCATTCAATCTACTAAAACTGCTACAAACGCACAACACAAAGTGGGGCGGTCATTTAAATTCGACTATAAAACACATCGTTTTGTATTTGAGGATGGTCGCAATGTAGAAGATACGCAGATTGAAGCAATTAAACAATGGATTGAGTTATTTATTCGTACTGAAATGAAGAAATACTTAATCTATAGTGATAGCTTTGGGTTAGATCTAACTAAGCTATTAGGGTACAGATTGCCACGAGCATATAAAGTATCTGAAATAAAAAGAAGAATAACTGAAGGTATCATGAACAAAGTACCATGTGTTGTAGTTGTCAAAGATTGGCAATTCAATGCTGGTATTTTTTATTTCACAGTAGTTACTAATACAGGGGAAGAGGTGAAGATAGAACATGAATTCGAATTATAGTGTTGATAGTATCCATAATACGATGCTTGAAAACATTGATGATGCGTATCAGAAAACGGAAGGCTTTCCTACGTATGACATAACAAGAGGTGAAGCATTTGCTTTACTTGAACTGTGGAAAAAGGCGGAAGAAATTGAACGCAAACAAAACGTGGATAACTTAACAGGTGATGAACTAACAAGGGTAGTATTCCAACGTAAGGGAACGCAACGAAAGTTAGCAACTAAGGCAGTATGTAACTTGCGTATTGTTGATGGTAACGGCACTATCCATGAGGGCGATTTATTTGAAAGCGAAAGCGGTATTCAATATGAGTCGCTAGAAAACAAGGATGTAGTAGATAACTCTATCATCAAAATAAGATGCACTAAAGCTGGTGCAGTTGGTAATGTTCCTAAAGGCACAATAACGCAAATGCCTATTACTATTGCTGGTATCAATGCAGTTATTAATGATGATGCTGCAAAAGGTGGCGAAAATGAGGAAGCAGACGATGATTTGCGTGAACGCTACTATGAAGAGTTAAGAGAACCAGCTACGAGTGGCAATGATTACCACTATAAACAATGGGCCAAAGAGGTTGAGGGTGTAGGCGAAGCTAATGTAATAGGGTTATGGAATGGTAACAATACTGTTAAAGTTATCATAATTAACTCTGACAGAAAGGCTGCTAGTACTGATTTAGTTAAGCGTGTACAAGATTACATAGACCCAGAAAGCAAAGGTATTGGTGAGGGGCAAGCACCAATTGGTGCACATTGTACTGTAGTTAGTGCGACAGAAGTGCCTATCAATATTGATGCTAGAGGGGTACAACACACTACAACTGCTACTAAATCAACTATTACAAATGACATTACCAAATCCGTAACTGCTTACCTAAAGAAGATAGCCTTTAAACAAAACTATGTATCGGTTGCACAGATTAGTAACATTATCATTGATAATGCTGGTGTTACTGATTATGAAAGCGTAACTGTAAATGGGCAGACAACTAAAATTAATCTAACAAATGAACAAGTTGCCGTATTGGGTACAGTTAGCGTGGCTTTAAATGACTAATACAGACTTTAAGGAATATGCATTAAAAGCTATTAATAAGATGTATCGTAATGATCCATGGGTTCGTGAATTATATCAAGCAGCTGGCTTACAACTGCAAGATATAGATGAACTACTAGATGTGTTACTAGATAATGGCTTCTTTGATGCGGTAGGTGAACGTGGATTAAAGGTTTACGAAAAAGATTTAGGTATCAAAGGTGATGGCTCAATTGAACAACGCAGGGCCATTGTGCAAATGCTATGGAATAACAATGGCAAGTGTACACTGGATAGAATTAGGGCGATTGTTAAGACATTCGTATTAGATGATGTAGATGTACAGTTTGAGGATGGAGTATTGAAGTTAGAGTTTAATAACTCATCCTTTGTGTACGCTATACCACAAATAAGAAGCAACTTAACAGTAGTAAAACCATCACATATTGGATTAAGTATTAATGATGTACATAGCGTTGATACTGAATTGTATGCTGGTAGCATTGTTACTACGTTTGAAACAACAACTATTAATCCTATGGTTGGATTTAATTCAACGCTAGAAGATGCATCTATAGTGGCTGGTGTGTATATCACTAAAGCCAATGTAATTAATCGTATTAATTGTTAAGGGGGTAAATAATGCCTAGTCAATATCCACAGAACGTGGTAACTAAAAATGGTTTGGCAATGATTGCTGAAAGTGTTGCTACACGTAAAAACTTAATATTTACACGTGTAGTAGCAGGTGATGGAGATGCTACAGGGCGCAATTTTAATGATATGACATCTGTAATTTCTCCAAAAATGGAATTGCCAGTAACAAGCGGTGTAAACGAGGGGAACGGTCAATACTTAATTACGGCTACGTTATCCAACAATACTTTAAATGTAGGCTTCTTCCCACGTGAGGTTGGTCTATATGCAAAAGTTGATGGTAAAACAGAAATGCTATATAGCTATACAAATGGTGGGAACAATGTAGGGTATGTTCCAGATAAGACTACACCTATTGATAGTGAAATTTATAAAATTAGAACAGTAATTGGTAATGCTAAAAACATTACTATTAATATGTCTGATAGTACATTTGTTACTAAAGGCGAGCTGGATAGATATGTTTCAATTACATCTGGTGGCTATTTCAAAGATGTAAACAAAACTAATGCTGGCATGTCATTCATTAAAGGTGATAATACATCTAAAATAATTGATTTTATTACCTCTAATTACAATGATAGTGATACTAATAAAGTGCTTAATTTATCAACGCTAAAAAGTCTATTAGGGCAAGGTGCTATTGTAGCATCTAAACTAACTGGCAATGGCGGATATGTAAAGTTTGCTAATGGGTTTGCTATCCAATGGGGAATTGGTGGACAAGATAATGTAACGAAAACAGAAGTTACCTTCCCTATTAGATTTACTACATTGTTTATGGCTAATGCTATTGATGCATACTGGACTGGCTCAGACACTCCTAGATACTTTGCAAATTCTGCCAATGAAAGCACCAATACAAAAGCAGTATTTGTGGCAAGTGATAGATATGCAGCATCGTATTACTGGTTTGCATTAGGCATGGCATAAGGGAAGGGGAAAACACATGAATCAATATGTATTTGTATTAAATGAACAAGGTGAACGCATTACATCTTATGTTGATAATATGATTAGCAAAGATGAATTACTAGATCATGCTAAAAAAGAGTGGCCAGATGCAGCGGATTATATTTACTCTGCAGACGGCGATAGTATGCTAGATGAATTTATGGCTGGCAAGCTTTATGTAAATGGTGAGTTTGTAATTCCACAACCAAAAGAACCAACTAAGGCTGAACAAATTGCAGAAATTAAAAATTACTATGATAAACGATTTGATGCACTTGATAAAGCCGTATTGCGTAGACGATTAGCTAATGCAGATATTAGTGATTTGCAAGCACAATATAAGACATTACAAGCTGAAATGGTAACTAAAATTAAGGCGGTGAAATAATATGGAAGAACTCAAAAGCAATGTACCTGTAATGCGTTTTTGTGAATATTGTTGGGCCACTTTAAATGAAAATGGCACTTGCCCTACAGAGGGTTGTATTCATAATGATCTAATGGATTTAGAAGAGGATGATGCGGATGTTACCAGTCCAACACAACTTTAATGTAATTAAAGGAGAAGCAATCACTCTAAATGTTGGATATACAAATGCAGTAGATAGTGAAAGCCTATTCGCATGTGTTAGAAAATATCCAACTGATGATGAGTACAAGGCAAAGTTTGATGTAGCAGTATCACAAGAGGGGTTAGAAGGTGATGAGCTCAGTAAAATCATCTTATCATTGGATACCAACACATTGGACTATGGCAAGTACTATTGGGATTTATTCCTATGGAGTGGCGAAAAGCCTATTAAATGTCTGATAAAAGGTGAAATAACAATAGCTGAAGGCATCAGCAATAGGGGGAAATAATATGAGTGATGAAAATATTCATATAAAGTCTAATGATGATGATAAAATCATTGTCAAAGATAATACCCAAATTATTAAATTGCAAGGGCCGAAGGGTGAACCAGGAGAGCAAGGGCCTCCTGGTAAAGACGGAAAGCCTTTTACTTATGATATGTTCACACATGGGCAATTAGAAGCCTTAAAAGGCCCTAGGGGTGAACAGGGCCCTCCTGGTACTGGTGCTAATGTAGATTTATCAGCATATGCAACTAAACAAGAAGCCGAAAATCTTTACCTAAAAAAAGTTGATATAAGAAACTACCTTACTATGTTAGGTGACCCTAAATATGCATTAAAAACGGAGCTAAACGATTATTTATCTAAAACAGATGCGACAAATAATTACGCTCAAAAGGGTTGGGCTACTCAAACATTTGCATATAAGAACGATTTAGGTACTTTTATTAAGAAAAACGAAATTGGTCAATATGCATTAACACCTGGTGATGCTTCTAGTCGTTACGTTAATAAACTAGAGGGGCAGTCCTTCGCTCAAAAATCTGAATTAAATGAATATGTGAAGAAAACAGAAATTAATCAGTATGCATCAAGTACACAAGGGCCACCAGGGCCTAAAGGTGAGCCGTTTAAATATTCTGACTTCACGCAAGACCAACTTAATGCACTTAAAGGGCCAAAGGGTGATAAAGGCGAGCCGTTCAAATATTCTGATTTTACGGCAGAACAATTACTGGCTTTAAGAGGTCCTAAAGGAGAACCTGGAAGCGGTGGTGGACAAGTAACTTCACAGCCAATCGAAATATATGAAGTTGCATGGGGAACGGCAAAAGCAGGTGAACGAGGTGCGGACAGAGGATATTTAGCTTTCGATCCATTAACTGGTTGGGGGTACTTGCATTTTGACTTTGTATTAACTGCCCCTTCTGGTAATGGTAACGTGGTCGCATCGCTTCCACCGAATTCGCCAGTTTCTGTGCGATTGATAGAAAAAAGCGTTAATGTAAATAACAATAGTGTTTATGTTGAACGAAATAGTCGTATGATTAAGGCTTGGGGTGTACCGGGAAGTACTCGGTATATCATTGATATTATAGGATTTTGGAGAAAGGTGTAATAGATGTGGACTTGGCAATTTGAGTTGAATGACATCTTAACAACACTCACAATAGTGGGTGTTGTTGCAGGTGCCGGATATAGATTGTTGATTATTCCGTTGCTACAACAATTAGACTCACAACGGATGCAAGATAATCTTATCTTTCAAGAAAAATGGGGTGTACTAACTGATACGCTAAAAGATTTGAAAGATGAAATTAAATTATCACGTGCAGAGCGAATAAAAGCTGAGAGCAAGCAAGTATTGTTGTCAGCAAAAGTTGAAGCCTTAGAAGTACGTGTTGAGGATATAAAGGGGGAATTACATGAACATACCTCCAAAGCTCATTAATTCAATTAAAAAATCATACAATTCTATAAAGATAGCTAATATTCATCCAACAGGGATGTGGGCAACAAGGGCACTAGTACTAACAATGCTAGTGCCTATTTTATTGGTAGTAGCAGAATATGTAATGGTATTCAGTCAAGGACATGTTTCAGATGATATGAATAAATTGATTAATGTAGGCATTAATATTATAGATCATATATTTATACCTTCTGTTCTAACTGCACTTGTAGGCTTCCTTGCATTGTGGATTGATAAGGACGGAAACGGAATACCAGACAAATTAGAGGAACAACCAAAAATACCACCATTACCAAATATTACAGAAAGGAGTGATAAAAAGTGAGAAAAGGGTTTGATATTTCCTCATGGCAGGAAGATTATAACGGTAATCCATATTTTAATATTGAACGAATGGAGCAAGCTAAAGCAGAAGGCAATGAATTTGTCATTATTAAGCTAGGTGAAGCGTATAATGTGGATGAATATTTTGAAGAACATATGACTGCAGCATTAGAAGCAGGCTTGGAAGTAGGTGTGTATTACTTTAGCCATGCATATACTGAAGCCACAGCAGTACAAGAAGCAGAATGGGTAATCAATACATTAAATGCATATGGATATACTGATTGGCATCTACAAGCTGGCATTTGGTATGACTATGAAGAACACACTCAACTACGTGCATATATTAATGCTGGCGCACTTACATCTCAAGATATGACTAACTGCATGAGTAGATTTGTAAATAGATTGTGGCAAGCAGGATTTAATAATGTAGGCATCTATAGTGGATATTCCTTATTGTGGGATGAAACATATGCATATAGTCAGATGCCAAGCGTTCCTGTATGGTGCGCACAATATGGAGCAACAGAATGTGATTATCCAGATGTTAAGATTTGGCAATACAGTGACAGTGGATATGTAGCAGGTGCAGAAGTAGATGTTAATTATATGTATTAGGGGGTAAATATGTATGAGAAAGTCAAAACTACAATTAATGGTATTAACTATCGTTATGCTGTTATCGGTATTATTGTGTTCATCTCTATCTTTTGCATCTGGTACATCTTCCATGAACCAACAGGAAGCAACGATAACAATACCCTTAACACAGTGGAACGAATTGAAAGCCAACAACGAGAAAGCCTTGAACTTAATCGAAGCATCCAGCGTTCCATTGACAGAAGCACAGAACTTAGTCATGAAGCAAAAGAACGAGTTGACCGAAGCACACAATACAATCAACAAATTGGAGAACGAATTGACACAAGCAAAGCTTCAATCAATGAAGCAAGAGATTACATTAAACGAAATGCAGAACTCTTTGACCGAATTGAAAGGGCAAATAGAGAACGACAAGAAAACCATTAAACGCTTGCGGATGCAACGAAATATATCACAAGTGTTAAGTGGTGGTGCAATTATAGGGGTAGCGTTCAAACATTAAGGAAGTGATCCAGTTTATCTCCATAGCGTGTAATGGTGGATACACGCAACTATAAATAAAAGAGCCTACTAACCTAGAATAAATCTATGTTGGTAGGCTCTTTTTTGTTTGTAAAAATCAAAATAAATACTTGACTTTATACACGATAAAGGGTATAATATAGACATAGGGAAGGAGGTGAAGCCGTTGAAGAAGTTAAGGAAGATAATAAAAAAGTGGCTACCGTTA